GAATTTAAAACTTATGTTAGTTGGAAGAATTCTTTTAAGCTTTCATTTGTTTTCTTTGGTCTATATAGTTTATATAGTATCTTCTTTACTTCCCAAGATGGAACTAGTGGAGAAACTCTGTTCGATCTTGAACCAGAAAGTGATTACAAGTTGCGACCAAAGAAAGCTAGAGCAAACAAGAAGTCAGCTAAAGATATGAGAGCGATAAGAACTGTCCCTCAGTTGTCACTTGTTAGTGACGCTCAGGGTGAAGACATAAATTTGAAGATTGTAAAATTCAACATGTATTCTGTTCATCTTAGGTTAGAAAATACCAATGAATGGACCAAATGTGGTTATGCAACCTTTATCAGAGGAAATGTGGCAATTTTACCACATCATTTCTTTGATGTTATCAACAGTCAACTTGAAATGGATCCCGAATCTAGAGTTCAGATTAAGCTTACCGGCCAGATCAATGAAACCGGTACGTCTCATGAAGTTGTATATGATGCAGCCCAAATATTGGAAAACGTCTATGACACAGACCAATTGGTGTCACAAGATTTGATCTGTGCAGCCTTCCCCAATTTCCCCCCACGTCGTGATATTATGAAATATATTGTTACGGCCAAAGATCTGCAAACCTTAGGCAGAACTGCATCTTGCATGCTTTCAACTTTGGGCCAACAGATAAACACTGTACATACCAAGGGAGAAGTGCAATCTGAGATATACGTTGATGGTAAAGAGTTAGAACCTTATACTATAACCACTGCCATAGCCTACAACGTAGCAACCAAGAAAGGAGATTGCGGAGCTTTGCTTAGTATACTTGATCCTACCAAGAAAACTCGTAAGGTAGGAGGTCTACACGTAGCAGGTTCACCAGGACAATCCTTGGGTTACTCAGCTTTGTTTTGCAAAGAAGATATCGAAGATTGTTTGGTCCAAATACCTGAACACAATCTTGTGGTCAGTCAAATGGATGATGTAACATTTAACTCACCCACTCTAATTGGAGATGGAAGATTTGGTATGTTGCGCAAAGTCGATAAAGCACCCATTGCAAACAAATCTGCCATCATTGAAAGCAATATGCACAATACTGTTGCACAGAATTATATGATTCCAGCCAAATTAAGGTCTGAATTCGTAAATAACGTTAAGCGTGATCCTTGGGAATCTGCCATGCTCAATTACAATATGACAACACCAATTATAGCTGGTAATGTTTTGAGTTTGGCAGCAGACACATACAAAGACTATATCTTTGCCAACAGTAACAAAGATGTTGAGCCTAGATTGTTCACTTTCGAGGAAGCCGTTTCTGGAATTAAAGGAACAGAATTCGATTCTATCAATAGAAGAACTTCCCCTGGCTACCCTGATGTGATTAAATACACTAAGGGCGTAAGAGGGAAGACGTTTTATTTCGGAAATGAAGATGAGTTTGATTTGGTCGGACCTAATGCTCTCGCACTCAAGAAAAGATGTGAAGACATTTTGGAAAAAGCCAAAGAAAACACACGTTGTGAACATATATTCATGGACAGTTTGAAAGATGAACTTAGACCAATTGAAAAGGCACAGGATTTCAAGACTAGACTTATCAGTGCTAGCCCGATTTCTTTGCTTATTCTGTATAGAATGTACTTTGGTGCATTCATGCTCTGGTACAAGATCAATCGTATTGAGAATCAATCAGCAATAGGTGTAAACGTATATTCTGTAGAATGGGACTATCTCGCTAAGAAATTGGCAAGATTTAGTCCTCCCGGATCTAAGAACGTAGGTGCTGGCGACTATTCAAAGTTTGATGGAAGCGAAAAACCTGTAGTTCATAACCATATACTTGATATTATTCAAGAATGGTATTCTGGGACTGCCGAAGACGAGAAAATTAGAAGAATTTTGTGGTTGGAATTAACCAATTCCATCCACGTTCAAGGTGATTCCCTTTATGAGTGGTATACATCGTTGCCCTCGGGACATCCTCTGACTGCAACAGTGAATACCATGTACAATGGCATCGCTTTTAGGTATTGTTGGTTGAGAGCTTTTGACGATCAACCTCAATACAAATATAAATTTAACGAAATGTGTTATCTAATCGCCTTAGGCGATGATAACGTGTTTAGTGTACATCCTTCTGTAGCTACTTCATTCACTGAACCAGTTGTAGGAAAATTCATGGCAGAACTTGGTCTCACATATACTAGTGAGACTAAGGATGTTGTGAATGAGAAACTGCGTGACCTGACTGAAGTTGAATTTCTTAAACGAAAATGGAGATATTCTTCTGAAGTTAGGAGATACGTTGCTCCTCAACAAGTAAAGAGATTAATTGAAATGACTAACTGGACTAAGAAAGGTGTCAATGCCGACCAGATCAGTAGAGACAATGTAGATTCTATATTGCGTGAATTATCACTCCACGGAAAAGAAGTCTACTCTTTTTGGGCCCAGAGAGTCATAAAATCGTCCAAGGAAAATATTGCGTATTATCCTAAGAATAGTTCTTATGAAATAAACCTACATGAGGTTTGTTCCATGGAAATGTTCTGTTAATCCCTTCTTAAGCCCCGTCCTTGGCATGACTTAAAACTGCCCGCCTTCCCCGGGCCACTTCGGAAATACAGGGTTATGAAAAATATGAATAAGTACACTAAATTGAATCAAGATGGAAATGTGTTGTTAAATGGTCGCAACACTATTTCGGCTAAGCTAGACCAATATGCTATTGAACCCCAATCCGCTGCTCTCGCACCTGATATGGGAAATCTATCGACTGAGATGACTGTCATAGAAGAAAACAGTGTCACTGAAGGCACCACTATGCGTAGTACTAATGATGCTACAAAAGTTACCAAAACCATTTCTAATTATTTGGACTTACCACGTAAATTATTAAATATGCCTGATGATGGGTCGGAACCTACCATCAAACAATTCTTGGCTAAGCCATATATCGTCCAAACTGGTGAGCTTCAGACCACTGATCTTCCTACTACTTTCCCTAATGTCAGATTATCCTCAGCTCTATTCGCAAATAAACCGTTCAAAGATAAAATCTATGGCGTTTTGTCACTAAGATATACTACTGTCATTACTTTACAAGTTAATGCAAATAAGTTCCAACAGGGACGATATATTTTGGGTTTTGTACCAACTGGTGGTATGCGCGATGATGGTACTAACAAGAATGTTACTACTTGGATCGAAATGCACAGAGCTAACAAGACACAAATAACGCAATTGCATCATGTGGAAATAGATGTCAACAAGACAACAGAAGTGCAGTTAAGAATACCTTATCAAGGCGCTTTTACTGCAATGGCCAATTACACCCAAGCTAACTTACAAACTTTTGGTGATCCTGGAGTATTTTTCTTATATCCATATAGTGCCTTAAAGTCAGCAGCAGGTAGTGCCACAGCTGGATATACTATCTGGGTACATTATGAAGATGTTGAAACTTTCGGCAATACTGCATATGGTACCTATGTTTCACCTGTCGCAGCAGAGGCTCAAATGGCTTGGAATCCCAGACGATCTAAACAAGGACAGAAATTGGACTTGCTTGGTGCTGAGACACAGAAGCCGCGCTCTGCAAGTACTGGATTACGTCTCATATCGGAAGGAGCAGGTGAACTTACTAAAGTTCCCTTCCTATCTTCTGTTGCTGGTCCTGTGTCATGGGTTACAGATTTTCTCTCTAACGCCGCTTATTCCTTTGGTTGGTCAAAACCAAGGGTTAATAGCGAAATTTGCAGACAAAATCGTTTCCCACATGCTTATATAGCTACACATGACCAGTCAGATGATGCCCAACCACTTGCACTCAGTTCTCAGAACCGGGTGGGTGTATTACCAGGATTTGCTTCAACTGATCTAGACGAGTTAGATATTGATTATTTGAAATCTATTCCAAGTTACCTTACGACTGTTCCTTGGACACTAGCTCTTCCCACTTCCACTTTGCTTTGGAAATCTGATCTGTCACCTTACCATCTCATGGGGTCACCACAGGATGGTATGGATCAGCACACTACAGTCAGTTTGTTTTCGACTCTATTTTCAAGATACAGTGGCGGTTTCAGATTCCACATTAAGATCGTTAAGACTGAATTTCATGCTGGTCGTTTGCTATTCGCATTCAATCCAGTTGAAAGCTCTATCTTTAATGATACTAATGTTACGTTCGAAAATACTGCCTTAATTCATAAAACTATTTTGGATGTTAGAGAAAAGAGCGAATTTATTATTGAAGTGCCATATGTTTCCATATTGCCATGGAGAAATTGTCACAGAAATTTTGATCAACCTGCCACAGGTAACTTCGATGCCAGTTATGGTTCTGTCTCACTTTTCGTCTTAGATGAGTTAGTTGCACCTGACACTGTTGTGAACTCTGTCGATGTTCTTATCGAAGTTTCTGGAGCTAATGATTTGAGATTCTCAGTACCTATTGGTGCTGGTTACGCTCCAATACATCCAACTGAGATGCAGATGGCCAGTCCATTTCAATCGACTGAAGATCCTCTTATCATTGACACTTATACTGTAGGTGGGGCCTCTATTTCACAAGATACTATTGTTAAAGATGAAGCTTGTGTAGGTGAGGTAGTATCTTCATTGAGACCACTCTTGAAAAGAGGCTCTTTGATGGGTTATACTACAGCAACCTCTGCCACAACACAAAATTTGAATGTGTTACCTTTTGCCTGGATTTGTCAACAAGGCGGTACTGCATTTAATGCAGACCTAACTTATGATATTTTCACTATGTTATCATCCATGTATGCATTACAGAGAGGTGGTGTGAGGCTTAGAATTATGCAGACTGCTGCGGCTGGACAAGTCACAGCTTCAATGCGTAATACTAATGGTGGAGAAGCTTCTAGAAGTGACATCTTCCATATCACCAATACATCCACACAAGATTTTATTGATGATTCTCCAAACCGACCTCTGGCCAACCAATTGCAACAATTGGGTGGTTTAGCTGTTGATGTACCATACTACCACTATAATCACTCTTCCACTTCGGCGGGGCAGATGATTGCACAAAATTCAAATTATGCTTTTGCATTAACTACAGGAGCCAACAATAATACTGTTGACTTCCAATTTCAACCCGCGATCAATTTCGGCACAACTACAACATATCGTTCTGGTGCCGACGATTGTAACTTTGGTTGTTTCGTATCTATCCCTCTTTTCGGACAGATTGCGACGCGACCTAAATAAGTCTATAAACAAAATTTTTACAGGATTTTGCCCAATTGTTTATATTCGTAAGAAAGCCTGATATTATCTTACAAACACGTATTTATACGTGCCCTTTTTATTATTTTTACCATTAATTTCGCCATCCCTTAGTTACTCACAACCCTAATAAGTATCATGTTTTTACTACAACTTCAAAAAGAAGTAGTGATTGCATGTGTTTTTATTTTGGGAGTATCCGTTTTACCTAAAGTGCACGGGTCTTAAGTTGTTTCTTACATCATAAGACGCAGCTATTTTACA